TGGGTGAACTCATTGAATAAGTTTTAATTTTCTTAATTGTTTTCATAATTAATATAATTTAAGGGTTAAAATAATAGTTGATAATATAATGAATAAGTACACGGTTAACGCTATTGTTAAGGGGTGCAGTACAAACCTTTCAAGTATTGGTTTGCGTTGCTTAGGTGCGTTCTTAGGTGCTTTAAACATCGTGTTAAGCTCTTTAATTCTTTTTGTTTTCATAGTTATATAAATAAGTTAATTAATAAAGTAAGGCAAACACCAATAACAAAGGCGAATGAACCATACGCTAAAATATTAGATAATATATTTAATAGTTTTTTCATAATTATTGTCTTTTTAATATTGTATATTCAAAATCTTTTGTTAATTTGTTTTTAAATTCTCTTGCATCTTTTAAAGTGTTAAAAGGTCGGTTAATTACATAATCAAACATGAATCTTGTTTTGCTAAAATTCATTTTAGTTTTATCTAATTGTACGATAAAAAATTTACCATAATTTCCGTTGATGTTCTTCCAAATATTCACATTGTTTGTTTTAATGTTTACACAAATATAAAGATAAATATTCCACATGACAAAACAATTAACAAACAAAGTTAATTATTCATGTTAATTTATATTAATTCTAAATAAGAATATTAATTTGCTTTCTTGCTTTATTTGTTTATAGCTTTGCAAATTGCCCAAGAAGAGCCGAACAGAAAACAGATATTTTTTGAATGGGTGGGATATTAAATTTATGTATTGAATTTATAATCTACTCTATTAAATTCATGTATTGAATTTGGCGATGCCTTGAGTATTGCTCAATGGTGTATTGAATTGACCTATCCGTATTGAATTGCTTAGTATAAACTTCTTGTCCTACTTCTTTTATCTCAAAGGTTAGTAGCTTCATACTTTACTCTTTCTGTATTCTTGTTCTTGTTGTTGTAGATACAATTCAACAGTGGCTTGAAGTGTTCGATTTATATCTTTAAGCTTTATTATCTCAGCTTTAAATATTTGATTCATTTCTCTAAGATGTCTAATTTCAATTCTGTTTAAATCCTCAAGGTGTGTCATATTATTAAATTTCTATTTCTGGGTTAATTTCTATTCTATTGTCTAAGTGTTCTATAATTGTAGCCATATACAATTCCTTTTGCTTTTTAGTTTTGGCATACAAAGGGTATCTACACCAAGCGTATTTTGACTCTCTTGGATTTATAATGTCCTTTATTAAATTGCCAAACCTTCTCATAGGTCGCACTATTTTATATACTCTGTTTACTTTCATAATAATATTTTAATCCTTTTATTTTATAATTATTTAATCTTTCACTCTCTTTAAAATAAAGCCACATATCTCTTAATTGATTATTGTTTTTTTTTGCTAATTGAATTAACTCTTCTCTGCCAAATTCATCTCCTGCTAAATCAAGTATTTCGTTTATTAATTTTGCTCTATATCTATCTTTATATTTACTCATAATTACCAATTTTGATTATCTAAATATTCTAATATTTGCTCTCCGACTTTCGGAAAGTCACTAAATAATATATCAACTATTTCTTTGTCTAGGTGTTCGTTCATTTCTTTACCTCTTGTTTGTTTGTTAATAGCCAAGATTCTATTTCTTTTCTTTCAAACCACACAAACTTTCCTAAACCTTTATAGTATGGTATTATGTTTTTACTTGTAAGTTTATAAATAGAAGATTTAGTATAACCAGTATATGTAGAAAGTTCATCTATATTAAAAACATCTTTCTGTGATAATAAAAGAGATTTGAGCTTCTCTGCTTCTTTTAACTGAGATTCTAATTCTCTGATTTCCATTTTCATTTTTATTTCTGAGTTTTCCATAATTATTTATTATTAAATTGATTTGCTAGTGAATAAAATTTATAAGTTTCGTAAGGTAGTTTATACCCTTTGCAATTATAACAGAATAGTTGCTTTGCTTTCTGTTCTATTATTGTTGCACATTTGTTACACTTTCTCATTTGATTTGTATTATGTCTGGCAAACCAAACGAGTTAATTTCTATAGTTAAATCTAAAGGAATGCCACAATCATAACCTTCACATTTAAAATTGTCTTCATGGTTTTCATAACCACACATTTCACATTTCTTTGTTTTCATATCTCATAGGTTTTAGTTGAGTTCATAATGTAGTTAGCGTGTACAGTAGCTTTATGATGTAGTTCATCATTCTTTCCTTCTAAGAAGTCCATGTAATGATTTTGCCAATTAATATCATATTGTAAGCTTACCACCTCTTCTTCTAACTCATATATTTTATCTATTAAATTGTCTTTTGATGTTCCCATTTTATTCAGTTAATTCTATTTCGTTTTCTATTATCTTGCCTTCTAAATCTACAACTGTGTAGCCATGACTTTTTAATAGGTTAATTGATTTTCCTATTTGATTTACTCTTTTTCTGTAGTGGTCAAATATCTCGTTCTCAAATGCGTTTACTTTATTCATAATTATTTGTTTTTAAATTGATGTTATTAATCTTACCTCTCCATGCGTTTCATATCCTGATTCTCCTTTTATCGAATAATCTACATCAACAACCCATTCATTGTCTCCAGAGTATAGGTTATCTGCCCTAATAGGTAGGTTTTTAGGCACTTTATTTAACTCGTTTATTAATTCTTTTACTGTCATTATTTCTTTGTTTTAAATTGTTTTCTTAATAAATCCATTACTAGATTCTGATTAGATTTCTGTATCCAATCCTCGTTAATCTTAAAATGTTTTGGGGTAATCTTTTTGTTTTCTCTCATTGTTTTCTTAAATATATTAGTTATGCACAAACTTAGTTAATAATCTCCAACTGACCAAATAAATATAAAAAAAATTACCTAATAAAGTAATTGCCATGAGGTACAGACCTAGTAAGTAAGTACTGCACCAGATAACGACAGCTGTCAATTCCGTGATTAAAATTATCATTTGGAATAGAACCTGATAACTTCCAAGAATAATTATTAAACTCTCTAATTAAATTTATGGAACTGCTATCAATTACTATTTGATAATCTTGCATTAATGCAATACCTGATAAAATACTACCTTTCTTTTTTATTGTAGGAACTATACCTGTTAATCCTTTTGTCTTTAACTCACTGATTAAACGAGGCTCACTGTTATCGGCAACAATTAAATTCTTACCTGCCTTACGAATACAAGCATCATAAATCTGTGAAGTAGTTAAACCTTTTTTATAAAGATGTTCTTTAAACCAAATAATTTTTCTAGTTTTGTCAATAGCACCTTCTATTAAAGCTGAGGGGTCAACAGAGAAACCAAAGTCCAAACCGAATATTGAATCTATTTCCGTATTAAATTTACCTATATTCCAATGAGTAAATATAACTCCTTCTGCTCTTTGTAACCAACCACCCATTATTTGATGCTTATATTTAAGAGGTCTTCTTACTTTCATATCCTCTATTTGATTCACAAAAGATTCTGACAAGTGGTCTAGGTTATCTAAATATGTAGTATGTATATAAGTAATGTTTTCTTTTGTGCCATTAAATCCATCAGGAACTCCTCTGTTTTGAAAGAACCTTTGGTATATCCAATTCTCTTTTGTTGTAGGGTTTAGAATTAATATACATCTGTTCTTTACGTTCTTTGCTCTAATACTAAAATCTATCTTATCAAAACTCTCTTCATCTGTTAACTCCTCTGCTTCATCTAACACAAACGAACTAACACCCTGTATAGATTTAAGCTTTGCAGTTTGGTCTCCACTTGAAGTTCTAATACCACTAAAGTATATTGAACTGCCTGTTAAATTATTAATGATTTCTGTTTTAGTTACAGTGAATTGGTCAAGTATTCCCATCAATTCAAGCTTCTCTATAAACTCAGGAATAATAGACATACCTGCTGAAGTCATTGTATAACGAGTGAATAATATTCTATGTCCTTTTTCGTATGTAAGTAATACCAAGAATGTATTAGTGGCAAATGACTTACCACTTCCTCTACCCCCAGTTATTACATAGTAACGACTTTTAGAATTGAATAGAGCTTGGTATTTAGGATTAAGATTTAGCTTCTTCATCTTTTACATCTTCTGATTCTATATCAATAGTTTTTTCTTTATCGGCAAAGTTAATGATTGGAATGTTAACTTCTGTTTTAACATTAAGTTCTTTTAATTCTTTTGGTTTACCATACTTGTATTCCCAAAGTAATCTCATGTGTGGAAAGCTGTCTTTAGATTGTTTAGCTAATTCAAGCCAAGCTTTCTCTTCACTACCAAACACTTTTTTCATAGCCCCTAAAGCATAGTTACCTAGCTTCTTTTCCCTTGCCTTTGGTGGTCGTCCTTGCCCTCTTGACACTCCCTTTAAAGCACCGTTGTTTGCTCTTCCGTCTTTTTTCTTTTTATTATCGTCTTCTATTCCTTCCATAAACCTCTATTTATTAATTGGCATATAATAGAGTAATTGCCTAAGTCCTGATATGTATCTATTAAAGTTTCATTATTGCCTTTACGATTTTTAATAATTAGATTTTTCCATCTACTTATTTTGTCATTCATTCTAAACCATAAACCATGTAAAGCAAAATCTTTACCTTCTTTAGTTTCTAGGTTTGCACCAGTGCTTATATTACCAATGCCATAATCTAATTGCTTCTTTGCAAATAATTCAAACTGCTCTTCAACAATCTTTTCATAACTCTTATAAAGATTTGGTGCTTCTTTTTGTAATTGCTTTCTATAATTGTTTTTCATATTTTCTTGTAATGTATTTCTTGTTTTTTAATTCTACTTCTCTCTCTGGCATATTACTAATGACCATTGTTAATTCATCAATGTCTTTATTGTCTAAACTATTTATTTTAGCTCTAATGTATTCTCTTTTAATAAAATTATCCATTTTATTTATATTGTCAACTATATGTTCTAACCAAATTAATAAACTAGAATTATACCTTTTGTGTAAATCAAATGTTCTAAGAGAGTGTATAAGGGTTGCATGATTTATATCCCAACCGTTATTGTTATAGAATTTAGTTATTTTACTCAATGGCATTTTCTTATAGTTGTATAGTATGTGATTCAATAAAGACCTGACCTCAACATATTCTCTTCTTCTTGTTACTCTAAATACATCTAATCCAGATATTCTATTAAGTTCGTCTGCTATTTCTTTTTGTGTTATCATTATGGTAAATAATTTTGTTGAATCTTGTAATCCTCTAAAGCGTGTAATATTGCACCACAACATTCATAGTGCTCTTCATTTTCATACTGTTCGATTAATAATGGTATTTCTTTTTCTGTTATTACTCTTTTCTTTAGACAAAGTAGAGTGTCTTCATAACAATCTAAATAATCTAAGTATTGGTCTTCCATTTATAAAGTTGCTTTTACAATATAATTTTCAAGGTCGTATTCATTTTTAATATAGTTTTCATATACTTTTATTGCATATTCAACCTTTTGTTCTCCACTATAATAAAACTCTTCGCTTACATCAAATATACCTATTTCATTTGTAGGAGATTTGTCGATTACAATATACTTAAAATCTTTATAACTTTTGCCAAATAAATTACAATATATAAAACATTGACTATCGTAATTAAATTTATTAGCACTACTCTTGAAACTATTATATTCTATAAGTTCTCCATTTTTATTATAGAATGACTTGTTTAATTGTGCAGTGCTTTTTAAATCTATTAAGTGTTCCCCTAAAATATCTGCTTTGCCTCTAAATGGATAATCCATTAAATTGTTTACCATAGGCACTTCAAAATTACTATTCTCTATAAGTTCTTTTGCCTCATCACAATTATAAAATCTATCTCTCATTCTTAAAGCTACATCTCTATCTTTAACAGTAAACACATCCCATCTTTCTTGTTTAGCTAGTTTATATTCTTTATTTGCTTTTGTCTTTACATCTAAAAATAAACACTCATTAAACTTATGCTCTTCTAATATACTGGCGTGAAATAAATAACCTTGTGCAAGTGCATCAGATTCAGTAGGTAGGTTTATTTGATTTAAGTATTCAAGTGGTGATTTAAGTAGTTGACTTATTGCACTACTTGATAAACAAGCTTTAGCTAAGTAGCCATAATAGAAACTGTCTTCTATTGCTTTTTGTGTGAGCTCATGTCTGTCATGCATCTCATTGTCTAGTGTGATAATTGGTTCTTTCATATTAATTACAATTTGAGTTATACTGATATGACAAACTGTATTCCCAACACCCACCTGATACATAATAAGTATAAACCTCATTGTTGTAACCATCTCTACATAGATAAACGTATCTAACAGTGTTGTCTCCGTAGTCAACGTGATAAGGCTCGTTGTAAGGTGCTGATGGGTAATGACTAAGGTCGCAGTTATCACTACAACTTAAAAGCATACATAAAGTTAATGTGTAAAATATTGTTCTCATATTTCTTTGTTTTCAACACAAAGTTAATAAAAGAACTGATATAAACAAGTATTACATGAAATTCTTTTTCCAAACATCTAATCCAACTGCATAGCGTTGCTTAGTGTCTGGGTACTCTAATATCATTTTAGCATTGTTCATAAACCTTGCTAAAAAACTTGCTTTCTCTTCGTATTTTTTTGGTCTTAATAATGGCATATATAAATAACAATTATAGTTTATTGTGTACTTTAGAATCTACATTTTTTGCAATCCCATTTTTCACCCATTTTATTTATAAACTTCTTGAAGTCTTTAGTTTCTTTATAATACTTCCATACCTTGTCGTAATATATACCAGAAACTCTACATTTTTCTAATGGTATGTTTTCATCATCATTATCAAAGTCGTGTTCAACTTTTAAGACAACACTTTTATCAGTATGCCAAGAATCACATATCCTTTCTAATAATAACCTTTGTCCCATTGGTATCTTATTAAACTTATATTTAACCTCTATAAGTATCAAAACTTCATTATTAAACTCTAATACAGCATCAATATCAGACGGATGCAACTTACCGTTTTGAATACCAGTAAAATCAATAACTTGTTTTACCCTTTTTCTATTCCTGATTAATCCTTTGTTTTCAGTCATTGTTATATTCTTTATAAACAGTGTATAATTGGTCGTGTAAGTTTTTCTTAAAACAAGATGTACAACTTGTCATTGACATTTTTTGATGAAATATTCTATTTCCTATTTTAAGTAGTTTTTCTTGTGTTTTTGGATGTACAGTAGATTTTGCGTCAGTAAAATACTTGTCTAAATACTTAAACTCATCTTCTGTTAAACATTCTGGTTTTTTATATGGAAATAATTTGTTTAGTTTTTCCTTGCGCTCTTTACACCCACAGTCTTCTCCAAGTATAAACTTGGCAACTTTTGAAATCCCTGTTGCTTCAAGTACCTTTTCGACTGTATCGCCTAATCCTTTAGCTTTTGTACTTTTTGTATTCTTCTTTGCTTTCTTTCCTGATTTTTTCTTTGGCATTTGTTAATGTATTAAATATTGAACTTAAACTTATTTTTGTCTCTTTACTAATATCTCGCATACTCATATCAGTATTTAAATATAACTTAGTAAGCTTCTTGTCGTACCAATACCAATCCTCAATTACGCTATCTATTTTATTGCATAATGCCTCTAAGTTAACTTTTTTTTTATAATTATCTTCAAAATCATCAATATCATAAGACATCTTGTTTATAATATACTTAAAATTTTCTTTGTCTATATCTGAAAATAATACTGTTTTATTTTTTTTCTTATAATTAGTAAACTTACTATAATACAAGTTTCTTAATGTAATGTAAATATAAAATGTATTTATTTCTTTTTCATTATACATAATCCTTTTAACATCTTTAGTATAATCATACATTCTTAAATACATATTTTGTACTAATTCATTTGCATCGTTATTATCTAATTTAAAGCTTTTAGCCATATTTAACCACTCTGTGTGCCTTTTAGATAATATGTCAAGTATATTAGAGCTCATCTTTAAATACAATGTCTCTAAGTTGTTCAAATGAATTTATAACATAATAGTTTCCTTTCCATTCAGATTGGAATCTAACTTCATCTGGTGTTAATTTTTGTTGTGCTTTAGGTTTAGAACCGTCTTTAATTTCTATTAAGTAATTATTAAAGTTATAACCTACAATAATATCTGGTGCACCTTTTCCTAATTGGTGAGTATGGAGGACAGAGCATCCTACCCCTCTTAATTGGGCAACTATTTTTTTCTGGTTAGCATCTACTCTAGCTCTGATTCGCATCTTATATTATCTACAATATCAAAGGGTGTTTCCATATTGAAATAATATCTGTTCGATTTTCTACTGTAAGTTATGCCTTCAACTTCTTGAGGATAACCTACTAGTTTTTGTTTCTTTATCTTTTGACTGCCGAATACAACTGCTGTATTACTAAAATCTAATGCTCTGTTAGGTCGCCATACAAATAAAACATTATCACTTTTATCTGCAAATGTACCACCACCTTTTATTCTATTTACATCAGGTTTATTATACCTACCACCATCGTCTTTTTGTGGTGTAACTTGGTGTGCAACTAAGTGAACAGAGATTTTATTTTCTACGGCAAACCTTTTTAGTTCACTCATGAATCTACTAATATATAAATCTTCTCTTTCACCTCTTTGCATCCTGTGTTGTACAGTATTATAAGGATCAATAATCAATGAACGAATACCTTTTGTCTTAACTAAAAATTTAGCTCTCTCAAAGATGTCCTCTAATTTATAACTTTTTTTTGGATATATTATAAAAAAGTGTTTTTTCATAAACTCCATAGCTATTTTAAATTCATCCTCACTCATATAATTATCTTTATAATAAGGATCAGAACTTTTGCCAATGTAAGTTTCTATTAAGTCATGGAAAAAATCATTTATAGGCATATTCTCTGGACTAAACACTGCAAACTTCCATCCTTCATGAAATGCCTTTAAAACTGATAGCTGATTTAAGAACATACTTTTACCTTCATTTTGGTA